AAAATAGAGACTAAATTTTATGAAATTTGGTATTAAAAGTATCAAAATTATCTTAAACTCAAGGCTCCAACTTTTCACTATAGGAGCTTTCACGAATGTGTTTTCGGATAAACTTTGACTGGATGATAAAAAATGAATGGTGAAATAACAAAAGTGATGATAAAAATTTCTCAGGTCTTTATTATACTTAATTGAAACCAAAACTCTAACTAAAAACTCAAAAGGATGTGAAAAAATCATAAAAAAATAAGACCTACAAATCGGAATTTGCATACTAGACACAAAGACAAAAATTCGATATCGCAAATAAAAGAAATCCTGTTTGATAAAAAAAAATGTTAGAGAAATAAATGATCACAATCCTCAGTTCCAACAAGATCCATTGGTTTTTCTGCAGGATTTGCAGCTTCCAATAAGAATCTTTCTCGTTCTTGGGACTGAAGAATGTGACTCTCCATTTCAGAAAAATCATAATTCCAGTGTATACCAATTTGTCCAGCAGAATGATTAAACCTGTCTCGAACGCTTTCATAGAAATCAATTCCTCGCCAATATGAAAAACGAAATGCGTTTTCCACATTGACAAGAAACTGTTCTCTCGTTCCAAGTTTTGATTCTGTGTTTATCCAATTGAACAATTGATAAATTATTGTTGTTAAAGGTTCAGCTATGATGAACGTCTTTCCATGATTGTCAGTTTCTTGTCTGAAAGTATGTTTAAGAAACTGGCATTCATAGAATGTTTTTACAGAGATGTTTTCTGTTTTGTCGGACGCTGTGATGTTAAATCCGAACATAGCATACCCTTCTTTAAGGGTTTCGGAAGTGACAAATTGACGCAGTAATGGAGAAACAGATAATATAATATCATCTGCAGCAACTAAAAATCTGATGTTTTCTAAAATTGTGTTCTGTTTAAAGCCACAATTATGTTTTTGTGTAATTTCGAAAACAATTTGACAGATTAACATTGCATGTATGTCCGAATTCTCCATGAATGTGCCAGGATGTCCAGATAGCAATCCTGAATTTTTGTGAAACAAAACGTCAGAATAAGCTACGTCAGTGTCAATAAAATCAATAGTTAGGGACTGCATCATTTTCTCGACGTCATATGGAAGTTTTTCTCCTCGCCATGAATATGCTAGCTTTACTAATTTTGCTCGATTGGTAATAACCATTTCGCAAAGCTGCAAATTCACGCTTTTCTCCCATGCTTTTACATCAAAATCAAAAACATAGTCGTGCCATCTGATGTGTTCTGCTATCAAATTGGCATGTTTTTCCATGTCAATACCAACTGCAAAAGGTGAAGTCTGCTGTTGGTTCCACATGTTCTTGATCTTTGTAAAAAGATCTTTGTTCACCCTATTATAAATAATTTGGTGGACAAAGTTCCCAGTTGCTACAGTCCTTGTTTTTGGCTGCTCGATCTTATTGCGTCCTACGAGTTCTTTCTTATTATATTCAGACTTGGTGTTGTACGGAACCTTACCTCGTAAATAAGATTCCTCCATATATTCTGTATCAAAATACACTCTGTCCTGAACATAGATAGACTTATGTTCTTCAGAAAATCTGATAAATGGTGTTTTGCCTTTTACTCCTGGCTCTAAAGAGTAAGGCAATCCTGCTGATGAATGATAATTGATAGGGGTAGAGCCAATCATTCGAATGCCTGTGATTGCCTCACGTGGGGTGTAAACACGCAAAGTTGGTATGATCAAATAAAAATGGTTTTTGTAAATTTTCTCGATGAAATACAGCATCTGTTTTTCCTGCTGTTTAGTAATGAAAAAAGAAGTATCCCCATTGTATTTGTTTAAAGAAACCTTTAGAAAATGCCTTTCCCCTTTTGGTATTCTAGGGTCTTTGTCAGATTGAATAGCTGGTTCTGATTCTACTGGAAAGACACCATACACAGGTGATTTCTTGAAACCTGGACTGGTTCCAATGTCCAAACTCGGGTATGGTGACTTTCGTAAGTATGCCTTATTCTCAAAAACATCGTACAATCTGTGGTCTTCGCTCAAAGG